CGTACCGGCCTGTTTATGGGTAAGCCTGAATTTATCCCTTCGGAAGCTACCGGCGAACTGATTGCCAAGTGGTGCGAATCCGGTGAAGATATATGGGCACCCGATATTAAAGCGGAATGGGTAGGCAAGATTGAAAAGTGCAATACGCAAAAGGAATTGGTAGAACTGTACCAAAAGAATAAGGCAGACGTAGATATTAACCCGATGCTTCAGGCCATGATAGCCAACCGTAGAAATCAAATCAATTCCCAAACCGTAAACAACTAATCATGCAAACACTGGCACTCACCCAACGGTCAATGTACCAAATTAAACAGGACCATGTTATCCTCATGCAAATCATTGAAGATAATGAAGGCGAAATAACCCCTGAAATTGAACAGGCGCTCACCCTTACAGCAGAGGATTTCCAGGAAAAGGCTTTGAGTTATGGATTGGTCGTTAAGCACTTTGACGATCAGGCAGAAATCATTGAAAAAGAAATCGAGCGCCTTTCCAAGATTCTCACCCAGGCTAAGAAAAGAAAGGAACTATTTAAGCAAACCCTTTCCGATGCCATGCAACAATTTGGTGTGGAAAAGATCGAAACCCCCACACTGAAATTATCCTTTAGAAAATCGGAATCCATTGAGCTCACAGACGAAAGCAAAGTGCCCTTCTCGTATGTAGAGGAAAAGGTATTAAAGACCATTTCTAAAACCAAGATCAAAGAAGATATAAAACAAGGTATTCAGGTACCGGGAGCGCAGTTAGTCACCAAACAAAACCTTCAAATCAAATGATAATAATTGGAGCAACACTCGAAAGCTATCGTTCGCTAAAGGACCGTACCCTCAAAGTGGTCTTTGAAACCATAGAGCCAACCCCTGAACAGTTTTTGGGCATTGGCACCTCAGCGCAGCAATTTGGCTACTTAGCCTTTAAGACCTCACAGCTAAAAGAGGCGGAAAAAAGAGCCATCTCGGAAGCAGAGGACTTGGAAGAAGACCCAAATAAAACACCGAGCAAGAGGCTTAGAAGTGTGCTGTACGTGGCCTTCTCCAACGACTCAAAAGGATATCAAAATTTTGATTCTTACTACCGGGGCCGGATGGAAGAATTTATAAACCTGGTTAAACAGGAATTACCGTAACCAACCAAGCCAGTTTGTTTAACGAAAAAAATAAAGCAGCATGAATAAAATAAGAAGGGAATTAGGTACCCAGCAATATAGCCCTGATGTAGCCCCGGTTGCGTCGCACTCGTGTACTCTTTGTAATTCTATTCAACAATATAAAAAACAGTCATGGAGAAGATTTTAATGATTAATGAAGAAGGTTTTACAATTCAAAAAGCCAATTGGAAAGACCACTATGAAGGATACAATGTTGTAACAGATCAGCAAATTATTAAGGTTGGGATTAGCAGCGGCCAATGCTGTTGTGAAAACTATGGCTATTTGACTACTAACGATGATATAAATGAATTTATAGGCGCAAATCTTTTAAGTATTTCCATAACTGACCAAGCCTTAAATAATAAAAAGATTGAAGAGTTGGAATACCTGGATTGCGGTGATACAATGTTTGTAAATATCGAAACATCTAAGGGGCTGCTTCAGTTGGTTGCTTACAATTCACACAATGGTTATTACGGTCACAATGCGGTTTTGATTTCCAAGCAGGTGAATCATGAAGTGTGCCTTTGATGAATAGCCTTGTTGCCGTACAAGTGTGCGACGCAACAAAAGCTCAATAGATATTCCAAAGCTCAGTACCCAAAAAACTAAACACACAAAATAAAATCTTATGGAACGTCTCTTTAACTCCTCCCAACTACTGGAAGCCTTTACCCTGGCGCTCTCTATTGCAGGGAGACCGGGCACCTTAGTGTCGGTAAACCTCCATAGGGGGGAGTTGGAAATCGAAGTCACAACCCAAAGTGAGCATTCTTCTTTTCGGCTCTTGGCAAAGGAAGAATACCAAACAAGGAACGAAAGTGAACTGAGGATTCTTCGGGAGTTAAAACAGGAATTAGAGACTTCCATAGTAGTAGCGGAGCGGGATAGCGAGACCGGGGCTGTGATGGTTTTCGGTGGGCAAAAAATACATCTATGAAACAAGAGCCAATATACAAAAGACATCCAAGGTTGAATACTATTTATCACGGCATGATTGACCGATGCTTAAATACGAACAATTCAAATTTTCATAACTACGGAGGTAGGGGCATAGTGGTTTGCCTGGAATGGATTAGAAACAAGGAATCCTTCATTGAATGGGCCTTAGCCAACGGATACCACGAAAACCTGACCATTGACCGCATAGATGTGAACGGCGGGTATAATCCGGGTAATTGCAGGTGGGCCACTCCCCAACAACAGGCCCAGAATAAAAGGGCCACCAAGTATGTCACCTATAGGGGAGAGCAGAAGAAGTTATTTGAATGGTGTGAGCTTCTTGGACTGGATTATAAGACCACATACAACAGACTGTTCTTATGCAAGTGGGCCACTGAAGACGCTTTTAATCCAGACTTAAATCACAAGCCAAGGGAATACACCTTTCAGGGCAATCCCATAAGCGGGGCAGAGCGGGAGAACCTTCTGAATGTTTACCGAAAGATTATAGATGCCAACTATGATTTCTATGAACCGGGGCCGGGGGTATTAACGAGGCATGAAAGGATTTTAGAGCTGGCAGAAATCATAAACAACAGCCTGTCCTTTTTTGAGTTCGGTCAGGAGTCGATGGAGAAGCTATTTAAGATAGGCAATAACGCAGCCTAAATCCCAACCTATTGAAAACTTGTCAGACCGGCAACGGTCATTTTTTACGCCCGATCAATTTTTGTTAAACAATCCGAAAGGAAAATATAAGAGGTTCAAAAAAGAAAGATATGAGTAAGAACTGCCCTTCCTGGTGCCCGTTTGTGGAAAGAAATTATTGCAGAAACCATCCTGAAGGCTCTTTTAAAAAGCCAAAGCCCATAGCGCCCCGCTCAAAAAAACTGGAACAGGTCATGAAAAAGGAGTACCGGCCACAGGTAAAGGAAATGGTGGAAGCGGGAACCCGGTGCGCCATCAAAAGCCCGGTCTGTACCGGAGTAGCACAGGGCTTTCACCACCTCGAAGGACGCGAAGGCAAGAACCTCATAGGCAAAAAGAAAGTGCCCTGCTGTAATCTATGCAATCAGTTTATCGAGCAGAACGACGCTTATGCCAGGGCCAACGGATGGAAGCTATCCAAGCACGCTAATTATAAACGGGAAAAATAAATAAAAGCTATGACCCTCAATCTGACAGAGCCGGTAAAATACTACTACGCCTTTGGGTATTACTACAGGGTAACCCCCGATGAACTCATAGAGTTTAATGAAAGCTACTGTTTAGTGATTCCTGAAGATATAAAGGAGAATGAAAGAAGAAGGGCCTGGTTAGCGTCTTTACAGCCTATTGATTATTCTTTGGGGGAGGGCGTGAAACAAAAATTAGTGCGTAGGATTCTAAACCCGGCTAAGGAACTCTGTTCAGAACCTGTTGCGTCGCACACTTTTACTGCAACAATACTACTCGACAAATAAAAAAACATTTTATGAAAGAATGTAAAGTATGTGGATGTAAAAAAACGTGGAACGGCGATGATATGAGTTGCCCTTATCAAAAGCCTTCTTCTGTTTTTGGGGCGAATTGGAATTGTGGCATTATTAACCAGGTTCGGGATTTATGCGACCTGGCAATGGAAGGGAAAGACTATCGGCTGCACTATCAATACTGTGAAGATCAAAAGTATGCAACCATTCAAACCGATTGCATAGACGATGAAATAGACGAAAGTTTAGGCCTGTGCTTGTGGGTTACTTGGTATAAGAGTAGAGGCGGAACAGATGCCATGTGGATTTTGTGCAATTATGAACCACCCAGAAAACCAACTTTTAAGGACTTGGAAAGAATAGTGAAATACTACCAACTCAATCCAATAAGCTGATAACCAAAAATAAACCCACCTAAGAAAAGAAAATAAAAGCAAATAACGAACTATGAAAAAAGGTAAAAAATTTAAGAGAATTCACCTAAAATATATTAGGGAAATGTTTGTAAGGATACAAGGATTATGTAAATTTGAAGAAGCGAGACAAACCATACCCAGGCATTTTTTAAAAATGCTAAATATGGTTACTGAAATCTGGAAAGATGTACCCAATTATGAGGGCATCTATCAAGTTAGCAACTTCGGCAACGTCAAATCCAAAAGAAAACTCCTTTCAAAATTTATAATGCCTGATGGCTATGTCAGGGTTAATCTTTCAAAGGAAGGTAAGACAAAGCAGTTCTACATTCATACTCTTGTTTGGAACGCCTTTAATGAAATTAAGAGCGAAAGATTTACCAGAACCATAGACCATATTGATTCTAATAAGGCTAACAACGCTCTGTCTAATCTACAATTACTTACGAATCGGGAAAATGTAGCCAAGCATTACCTGACTACCAAAAAAACCTCCAAGTACACGGGCGTTTCTTTTTGTAAAACAAAAAACAAATGGCTTGCACAGTATAAGGTTAAAAACAAAACCTATCATGTGGGGGCATTTGATACGGAACATGATGCCCACTTAGCTTATGAGGAAGCAATCCGCAAACTTCCATTACTACAGGGCGCTCCGGCGTGTCCTTACCTCAGCTTATTCACGTTTAAAGTTTGCGAGATATGAAACAGTCTATCACAATAGAGCAAAAAATCGCTCTTATCCTAAGATTTGGTACACTTAGCAGCAACCACAAAACAGCTACCTATTATTTCACCCCCAACAAAGAGGCACTGGATTCCTTTGGTTACCCGAAAGAGGAGCAAGAGGAGTATGCACCCTATTGGGGCGATTCTTTAGCAGAGGTTGTTGATATGGCATTTGACTCGTTGATTTCTACCTACCTGAAAAAAGGAGAAGATTTTTAATACCACCCTATAAAAATGGCAGCAGAAAAACCGATACTATCTCCCATAAGCGACTTCCCATTGAAAGTTGTCAATGAACCCATACCGGGAGGGTTTTACTTAAAGGCGAGGTGTATTCAAAATTCAGCCATAGCCACGGCTGCACCTCACGTAAGGGAAATATGGGATTGGCTAATAAAAGAGGCGAATTATTTAGACAATAAAACACACGGCGTAATTATAAAAAGGGGCCAATTATTTACGGATTATAACGAGATAATCAACGGTCTTTCCTGGTGCGAAGGGTTCATAAAAAAGCATTATAAAAAGCATCACGTGGATTACGCTATGCGATGGCTTAGGCAGGAGCAAATGATTACGACACAGAAAACGACACGGGGGCTAATCATAACTATCTGTAAATACGACTATTATCAGAATGCTGCTAACTATGAATACGCTACGGATTACGACAGGATTACGACAGGATTACGACAACCCACTGCTACTATACAGAAGAAAGGTAATAAAGTAATAAAGGAAGAGAGTGAGGGCGAAGCGCCCAAGCTCACGCCAAAGGAGTTTTATGCCGAACAAATAGCCCTGAATGAAAAGGCGGAGTTCATAACCAACTACAAGGGCTTTGTTGATTTTCTGTACGGAGCCAATGAAGCTGAAATAGTTTATAAAAACGTATTGGCTATGCAGGACCAGTTAACCTACAAGCAATACATAATCCTAAGAAAAAAGTGGTTGGAGCAGGGAATGGATTTACGGGATATTCTGGGTTCCATGCAAAACGACAAATCTGCATTAAAAGGCAAAACCTGTGTTTTTCTCACGTTGAACAGTTGGGCCAATATCAGAAAAGACAGGTCACAAGCTAAAAAGAAATAACCATGTTTAGAGAATTGGTAGAACATAAAATCAGCAACCGGGGCCGCATCGTTGGCAACAGCGAAATTCACCCCACTGTTTGCGACTTTACCCGCTATTGCTCCATGTTCATCTTTGGAAAGGATATTTTAAATCATGTAAAGGTCAACAACGGAGTAAGCGGCTACAAAGGAAAACTTTATGCCGATGCCATCTGGATAGACATTGATGCCGATAACAACTTGGAAGGGGCCAGGCAGTCAGCTTTAGAATTGATTAAACGACTGAATACCGAATACCAAATGGACCCTGAAGCCCCGTTTATTTACTTTTCCGGCGGCAAGGGATTTCACCTGGCCCTGCATCACAGGCTGGTTGGCTTTGGCCCTAACGATGACCTACAGGCTGAAAAGGTAAAGGACTTCGTGCGCAGGCTTACAAACGGCATTCCTTTCGTGGACCTGGCAATTTACGAGCCGGTGCGCATTTTTCGGATCGAAAACAGCCGGCATGAAAAATCAGGGTTGTATAAGTTGCGCATTTCCTACACCGAACTGCAGTGCAGTGTAGACGATATTAAGCAACTGGCCGCTGCTCCAAGAAAATACCCCTACACCACATCGGGAAGTGGTTTTGTCCAAAATGAAGGCGTAAACCGCCTTTGGGTGAATGCCGGGGCATATGTACGGGAGGTAAAAGAGGCCGAAGGCAATACGCACTTTTTTTCAGCACCAAAACAGGGCAATCGAAACAATATGCTTTTAAAACAGGCCTCAGTCCTGTTTCGTAAATCAGAGTTAAGCAGTAATGCCGTTTTAGATATAATTAGAAACGCTGCTGAACTGGCAAACGTGGGAAGTTCAGACCCTATTGGGGAAAAGGAAATAAGGACCATCGTAGCCAACGCTGAAGGATTGGTGGGCGAGGGCCGCAAAAAACAGATTGAAGATGAATTACAGGTGAAAAGTTTTGGTGAGTGGATACCGGAATGGGAGTCTTATGTTTTACAGCAGCAAACCAACCTTAGCCTGGGTTTTCAAGACCTAAACCATTTAATGAAAGGAAAGTTAAAAGGAAAGTTAGGGGTAATTATGGGTTATGGTGGTTCTAAAAAGTCGCTTTATTCCTTAAATGTTTGCCTTCGCAATATGGGAGCCAATGACGCTGTTTCGATTTATTCCACAATGGAAATGAGTGTACCCCAACTAATGGATCGAATCATAGACCATGAGGTGAAGTACGAAGGACAGAACGCATCTAACATCGTTTCCGAAATGTACCGCAAAGACATCAATCAGGGGCGAAAGTTCTTAACCGACCTGGCAACGGCAATGGGTTACCGCCTTCAACTTAGCCCCAACAGCCGCATGACCTACAAGGGGTATAAGCAAATGATAAGGACGGTCAGGGAAAGCGCCGGCGACCCTTCGATTTTGGTAGTGGACGGACTTTCCATGATGGGCGGCAAGGGTAGCGAGACAGAACTATACTCACAAAATTCAGCGGACCTAAAAGAACTATCTATTGAGGAAAATATTTTGATCCTGCTGATCTGCCACGTTTCCAAAGGGGAGGAAAAGCACACCAGGGATTTGAGCCAGAAAATACGGGGTTCAGAGAAGATCCTGGATAACTGCGACTTCTATATGACTATGAGCCAGATTCAGGACCAAATGCAACCCCACCTGTATATGAAAGACAAAGGCTATGTGCATTTCTATGATAAACGAGGTACAGGCCGGACCGTGGAATTAGTGTATGATTTTGAGCCTACCCGTCTTCGATTAGTAGACAGCAACGAAGACCCCAAACTATACCGGGAGCCAGTGAATAGTGCTAAACCAGCAACACTTGAATTTTAAAACTTAACCAATATGAACCAATTAACAGATTTCGATTTATCACAGATTGTTTACCGTGTCACCGGCCAGTTTTACGGTTTTGCGGTTGCCAGCGGGTATTTCATGGAAATGCAAGCAGAAGAAGTTTACCAACTGATGCCCCACACCGTAGATAATGGCTTTTTTGATTGGTATTGCCTGGAAAGAGTGGATCATCAATTTTTTGAAACCAAGCAGGAATGCACCCTTCAATTTTTGAAGTATTGGTACATCTGGAAAAACAAGTGGCAAACTCAATAAATCATTTTACCATGCACCTAACCGAAGTATATACCGTGGAGTACAGCGTCCTTCAGCACTGCTACCACATAGACACCCTGGATAAAACCCTGAAGAACAACCTAAGCGCCGTGGATAGGGAGTTGAACAACGGCTACCTAATCATCGGCATTTTTAAAGACTATGAAGCCGCCTATGACTTCATGCAGTACCACCGAGAGCACAGAAGGTTAAGCCAGTATAGGGTAAATGGAAACGGAGAAATCGGTTATTAAAAAAACTAAAACTATGACCTCAAAAGAAAAAGCCCCTATAGTGATTTTAAACGTGAGTCGTACCATTTTTTCAATTGCCAGGCACTACGGCGGCTGCAAAGCCTATGGTACGGAGTATTTCTATCAACCCATACAGGATGCTTTGATTCGTAAGGATTGGATGAAAACAATGAAAAGCAAAACATGGGATGAATTTCTTGAAACCGTAAAAGCAGAAAAGTTATGACTAATCAAATCCTTCACTTAGTTTCAGACCACTTTTCAGTGCCTTTGACTGAAATGCTACAGCGCAGCCGCAAAGCAGAATATGTCCGGGCCAGGTTCACCGCCAGCTACCTGCTTAGAAAACACACCCCGCTCACTTACCGGGAGATTGCCCAAACCCTCTACCCGCACCTGCCCGCAAAAAACGTCCATGCCACGGTCATCAATGCCGAGCGCAAGATCCTGCAATGCCTTCAGTTGAAGGACTGGATTTACCGGGATGTAGAGCAAATAGAAGCAAGATTATTTCATACAAAAGCTGCCTGATGACAATCGAAATCTATGTAAACGGAAAACGAATCGGGGAGCGGGAGGTTCCGGCTTACAACCTTCCCAACTGGAAAGAGGACAGTTGGGAGCAGAACTGTGAGCGCCGGGAGCTGATTATTCAAAAGGAACTCGAATCAATCAAAGAGGAGTTAAGGCCGCTTATGAAAAGCTATCTGTTCAAAGAAACGGTGCACTTAACGTTTGCCCTTTGTTTTGAATCAAAGATGAACAAGGCGGGATTTGTAATATCGGAACTCAAAAAAGCCAGCTAAAAATGAAACAGATAATTCAGGGAACACCGCCAAGCAAATCAAACTGCTACCGGATAGGCAATAAGGGACTGTTCAAGACCGAAGCCCTAAAAAAGTACGAAAACAACTTTTTTATCCAGTGCAACCACTACCGGGACAAAAACATAGAAGGCTACTTTGAGATTTACCTCGATGTGTACTATCCCAACCAGCGCAGTGATTTGGATGGGGCGTTCAAAATTGTTATGGACTGTTTGCAGCGGTGCAAGGCTATTTCAAACGACAACAAATGCACCAAAATCGTGGCGAACAAATACCTGGATAAAGTAAACCCCCGTATTGAGTTTGTAATCCGACAGGTGTAGGATTGGTTCTAAACATAGCCTAAAAACATCAGAAACGGCCCAAATTTCAACGATCTACCCTCACCGTGTATAAAGAGAAGGGGGAAACTAAAAAAACGCTTAAAAACAAAGAATATATATGATTGAAAATAACGAGCGAACAGAGTATATAACCCACAATGGGCATCGGGATATTATAGAAGCCCTAAAGCCTGTTAGGGATCAATTAAAAAATGAAGGTTGGACAATCGGAGAGACCATGGTTTACCCTGACATTGAAGATACGAGCAGAGATTATCTAACCATACTGATTCATAAAACCTTTATTCTAAAAAATTTATAAAAACCAGACATGAAGAACTATGCCTTATTAATGCCCTTTTTGGATGGAAGCCAAAGTTTTTGCAATGGTTTTGCCGTAGGGCTTATGTGGGAGCGAATGACTAAAAGTGAATCTTTTAAAAACCACTCCGTGTATAAGGGTAATAAAGAGCAGGTGGATTTAATGTGTGAACACTTTGGCTATGAGTGGGAATTTAAAGAATATAACGAAGAGTGGTTGATTTTAAATGCCAGCCCAATTGATATTTCAGGGGCTACAAACATTGCCCCATAGCCTTGTTGCAGCACAAGTGTGCGACGCAAGGGACGGCGCTATTAGCACAATAGCTGAGTACCCAACTAATTAACCTAAAAAAATATAAGTATACGTTATGACAGAAGTAAAGAACCTAAAAGACTATTTACCCTTTTATATCGGCTGCGAGTGCCAAACTCCTTTAGGGGTAATGGAACTTTCCTCCATTGACATACACGATCAATACCCTGTTTGGTTCCGGTATATGGAACGCTTTGGGCAATATACTCCAAAACTTAATTATGAAGTTCTTTCCAAACATGGTCTAAGAGGCCGGGCCTTTCATTTCAACGAAGTCAAGCCCCTGTTGCGCTCATTAAGTGATATGACAGAGCAGGAGTTTAAGGAAATATTTAAGCCTATACAACCGGGGGACGTTACAGATGAAGATTTTAAAGAGGCAATGCAACACCTTATTAAAAACGGAATAGACGCTTTTGATTTCGATGGTGTGAGTGCGCAAATAGTTTTTGAATACACACGCCTGCTGCTCTCCAAACACTTTGACATTTTTGAACTAATCCCCGCCGGACTGGCTATTGATAAAACAACCCTTCAAACTCAAAAGAACAATGGATAAGAAAACCTCTTTCTCAGCTACTGATACAAAAAATATCCCCCAAAGGCGGGAAGCAGAGAAATTGAAAGTACACACCTGCCAGTATTGTAAGAAAGAATTTACCGGCTGGGTATCAGATGATTTACAAAACACTTATCTAATCTGTTATTGTCCGAATTGTCACAAGGCGAACCACTACAAATACTGGCCTTAGTGCTACTGATAGCCAAATCACAATTATAGATTATGAACCAACAAAACAAAGCAATCCAACAATTAGAAGAAGGGAAGAAGAAACGTGTCAAGAAGTGGGCAGAGCTAACCCCCAAAGAAAAAAGGGCCGTTTGGATTCAAATATTTAATAACACAGGAGGGTATGCTAATCTGAAGAAACCTTTTATTGTTAAATCAACAAACTCTACCAATGGATAAGAAAAAAGAAATCAAACTTTTAAAGAACAATAGCAAACGGGAGTGGGAAGATTTACAGTGGGTGCAGGAGTTCTACAAGTTCCTGCAAGGCAACGCACCTAATGGGATTCAGATAGCCACAGGACATAAACCCAAACTGTCACAGAAAAAGGCGTATACTATCATTTGGTACTTACAGGAACATTTCTCAATACTGCCCGACCATATAGAACAATGTTCGGTATGTGGTGAATTATACGACAGTAATACGCAGGGGCACCATTCAGAATTAACTGGAAAGTTTTATTGCAGCATTTACTGTGAGCCGTCTGATTTAGAAGAACGGGAATTGAGAGCGGAGAAACAATTAAAAATCAACTCAAATGGATAAGAAAACAACCCCTACCCACGTAGTCATAGATCAAGACTACATACAGCAGTTGCCGAATAAAATGAAAAAGCCTTTTTTATTATACGGCAATGATTGGCAAAACTATTTAGCCTCACTTCCTAAAATCCTTCGGGCCGATGAAGGGAAATGGGAGATAGGGCAGCAGCTAACCGAACACGTTGATTTTGAGCAACAGGGACAGCCGATAAGTTTATATGGGAGATACGGGAAAAACATAGCCAAGTGCAATAAGTGTGGTAAAGAATGGGTTTGGGATAGCGGTAACGACTGCGACTGCCCACCCGTTGCCGTTCCATTGGAAACCCCTGCTTTTGAAGTAAAATGGAGTATGGTCATAACTCCCGATCAGGAAATATTGGCTGTATTCAAATACAAAGAGTGGGCTGAACAGTGGCGGGATAAGTATTCTACTACCAGCAAGATCGCTCCGTTTTCACTGCCTATACCCGAACCTACCTACAGTAACATCAGATACCCTCATCACTAAAATCAACGACAATGGACACTAAAGCAATCCAACAGTTAGCCGAACAGACCGCAGCCAAACACGAAATACCCTTGTCAGCAAATTGGGCATACGCTCATCAAGTCCTTGCCTACGGGGTCGAGATGTTTGAGGCCGGAGCCGCCGCTGCCTCCCCGCAGCTAAAATGGGTCAAAGCCTCTGAACGGCTACCGGATGAACCAGAAGGGAAGCACTACCGATTTATTGAAACAAAATGGCCGATTGCTTATTATAAAGTGTCAATTGAGGAAACGTTTTATAAATGGTTCAGGTTTTATATAGATGCCTATAAGATAGAAACCATAAACATCAATCAGGTGGAATGGTTAGAGGAAGCCCCGGCCCCGCAAAAAGATGAAATCTTACGTTTTGCGGAGTTCTTTTGGGCGAATATAGGGCATACCTGCACCAATGGGTTTTATTACAACCAAAGAGGGGAACAAGTAACCGTACAACAGATGTATGAATCTTTTTGCCAAAACTTTTCCAGCCAAGCCCCAGCCCCGCAAGCTATCCCCGAAACAAAGGAAGGTCTGTTTTCAAGGTGTACGCTTTCCGATTCTGAATTGCTGGCGAAAGTAGAATGGTGGGTGCATACCCTCTGTGAGTCCAGAGGAAAGGCGTGGACACTTAGAGTACCTGTGGACTTCAATTATGACCCCGATATGCTGATTATTGAATTAGCCAACAGATTTAGAGCCGCTTTAGCATCGGGAGCCAGCCTAAGAGGAAAAGAGGAAGGGGAAGCCAGCGACAACAATTCTAATCAATCAAAATAAACAGATATGACACAACAAGAGTTTTTCCAGCTTGCTCAAAACAGAAATACTTACAAGGTAGTTAAGACACTGGATGGAGAATTATCTTATGCAAAAGCAGGCGATAAGTTCCTATCAGATACGCTTTACGACAGGGGTTATAATATAAACCAACTCGTACAGGACGGATTTTTGGAGCTGATGCTAAGAATATTCCCTTTTGAAAAAGAAGTTGTCGGGAAAAATATCCATTCGGTTATTACTGTTTGCCCGCAATGCGGAAGTCATGGCGTGAATATGCCACTTGAAAAAGAATGCGGGAACTGTGGTTATACAGAAACGAGAACCTATTATGACGCAGAGACTATTCACAATCTTTTACAATCAGCCTCCCCAAACAAAGAAGAAGATGATTTTCACGAAGGAATGTGGGGGATGGATGTAGCCAGCGACAGCAAAGAATCAGCTTCCGTTGCGTCGCACTCTTCAACGTCCAGTAATTCTAATCAACAATAGATGAAAGCAAAACTGGAAATAGTACCCATTACGCAAAAAGAGGCCAATGCCTTTGTAAAGAAGCACCACCGGCATCATAAGCCGGTAGTTGGCAGCATCTTTCAAATTGCAGCAGCTAAGGAAGGTGAGGTTGTGGGCGTGGTGATCGTAGGACGGCCTGTATCCTTTAGGGAAGATACCGGATGGACGTTAGAGGTGAACCGCCTTTGTACCGATGGAACTAAAAACGCCTGTTCCATGCTTTATAGTGCCGCATGGCGGGTAACTAGAGGAATGGGCTATAAAAGGCTAATTACCTACATACTAAGCACAGAAACGGGAAGTAGTTTAAAAGCCGCTGGTTGGAAATGTTTGGGTGAAGCGGGTGGCGGTTCGTGGAGCAGTAAGGCAAGGCCAAGAGTGGACACCCACCCATTACAGAAGAAGCTAAAATTTGAAATAGCGGCATGAAACAACACTACCTAACATTTAAAATAAAAAAACAGTCTTTATGGCAGACGAAAGAGACGAACTACCCATTCTTTTAGTTACAGACAGTGACAACTTTTTAATAGCTGTGGGCGACCCCGAATATTTTAAGGCTACTGAAATTAAAAAGTACATGAAGCAGGGCTACAATATCAACACTATGAAGTTTAAGGAGTATGCAGCCAAAGAATGGAAATGGATTTGGGATAAGAACAAGGGCGAAGAAAATGCTCAAATGCTCAATAGCGATCCGAACGTACAAGAGAGTGACACAACGAAAGCCCCATAGTAGTACTGCAGCCGATAACCCAATTAAAAACCTAAACAAAAAAAGAGTCATGGAACCAATCAAGCAAGAAAAGAACTCCTACTTATTCGGCATTTGTCAATGGATTACCCAGCAACCAGAATATAAGGAGCGGGAAGTAACTGATTCGCATTCCCTGTTTTACCATACTGCCCCTCTGTGTTTTGCTGAATTTATCTATCGTTATACTACTGAGCTAAGGGCCGAGAACACCCGACTAAAGGAGGCGCTGGGAAGTATCGTGTTTCAGCTAAAATTAGGACATGGTATTTCATTTAAAGTTTTAAATGAAGCAGAGGAACTTTTGAACCCCAAACCCCTTTAAACTAAAAACAAACAAGTAAAAACATGAAGTATCTATTTATTGGAATTGGAAAACTGTTCACCCTATTCCTATGGGCACTTTGCCAATTTTTTATTCTTCTATGGCATTTCAACGTAAAGCACAACCAATCTGCAAAAGACTTTTATGAGGGTATAGATGTTGGTAATATGGGGGAAGATGGATTAAGATGGGCCTTTATCTTTTTAGTGTTGTCTATTATCACGGCCATCTTTGCGTTTGGCGGCATTGCTCCCCACTCAGAAGGTATTTCTAAAGTGTTGTTCTTCCTCTTCTTAGTCCTGTTTATACTAGCCCTTATTGCCCGAGCTGCCTGTGAAAGTTTAGCTGAGTAGAACCCTGAACCTTGCAGTGAGTGACACAACAGACGATGAGTAGAATTCCAGAACCCTGACAACCAAATCCTTTCCTACTTAGAAAAACACCTTTTTTAAAACCTAAAACTAATTTTTTACACCTTATGAGTTCCGTAAGTATCGTCCTCCCTTTAGGAACCGGCAGCAGATCCGCTAACCTGGAGATACAATACTGCCTGAGAAGCATTGAAAAATACGCAAAAGGAGTAAAGAATATCTTCATCGTAGGAGAAAGGCCCCGCTTCTTAAATACAAAGGAAGTCCTTCACATCCCCTTAAAGGACACCGCCCGCAAACAGTTGAGCATTAAACGAAAGATCGAAGCCGCCATCGCCGACCCTCGCTGCAGTGAAACCTTTGCTTTTTGGAACGATGACTTCGTACTACTAAGGGACACCGACCTAGCCCACCTGCCCGTCTACTACTCAGGTGACCTTGCAAGCGTTTCGGAAAAAGGGGCCAAACACCTATTGCCCGACTTAAAAAAGAGGGGACTACCCACCCGTCACGCCGACATTCACTGTCCCATCCTTTACAACAAGGAAATGTTTACAGAGGCCATGCAAGCCTTTGACTGGCAAGACCGGGACTTTGTGATAAAGAGTTTGTATTCCAACTACCACCGCTTGGAGGGCATAGAAATGAAGGATTTAAAGATCAACACCTCCTTAAGCTACGAAAGAATAAAGGCAGAGATCCAAGACCGCTGGATCTTCTCTTACGGGGACTACGGACTCAACCCGCCCATGAAACGGCTTTTAGGGGAATTATTCCCCGAACCATCCAAATATGAATTAGTACACCAACAAATAAAAGCAGCATAATGATGTTAGACTTAATCGGCAGGCAGACCGGAACAGACAAATCAAGCTTACACCACAACTATTTGCACTACTACGAGCAGCACCTGACCGAATACAGGCACGAAGAAATTACGTTTATAGAGGCCGGAGTGGGTGGATATGAATACAAAGACCGGGGCGGACAGTCGCTCAGGATGTGGCGGGAGTGGTTCACCAAAGCCAGGGTAGTAGGCTTTGATGTGTACGACAAATCAGGGCTGAACATCCCCGGCACAGAAATCTACCAGGGCAGTCAGGACGATGCGCAGTTTTTAACCCGCTTAATTGAAAAAGTAGGGGCGCCCACCATTTTTATAGACGACGCCTCCCATATTTGTGACCTCACGGTAAAAACCTTTGAAATCGTATTTCCCTTACTTCAGCCGGGCGGCTGGTACGTTTTGGAAGATGTCGAGGGTTCTTTTTGGGATACCTGGAGCAAGGGCACTCAGGACTATAACGACTTTTCCTTTCCCCACCCGGTCAATTTAGGCCGCAGGCTGATTAACGACGTGAACGTTAAGCACATCCCCGGCTTTCAAGCCGCTTACCCTATTGAGAGCTTACACTTTTATCAAAACATCATATTCATTAAAAAGAAATAAAACTATGGTAAAGGCAAATGAACTAAGGATTGGCAATTGGTTTTACTACAATAATGCACTTAAAAGGATTGTAGCTATTACCTCTGGCAATACGGTTAAATTAAACACGCTGCCAAAAATGATCGAAGATGATATATTAGAACTGATACCAATTCCCTTAACCCCTGAACTGCTTGAAAACTGTGGATTTATCAGAAGTGGCTGTCTTAATGATACTGTATATTGGAATGAACAGGCTCGTATTAGCTACTCATTTGGGAATTACGCTTATCCATCTGAAGATTTAAGGTCAAAGCCTCATGTAGAAATAGGGAGGCAACAGATATATCCTAAAAGACTTATGTACCTCCACCAACTTCAAAACCTTTATTTCTCACTTACCAACCAGGAATTAACTATCCATCTATGAGTCTATTTTCTTCTACACATTGCCGCCACGGGCGCTTAGGAAATCAAATTTTACGCTGGATGTCCTTAATTGGCCTTGCCAAGCGGTTTAACACCACCTACACCCTCCCCGTATGGAAGTATGCGGAATACTTTCAAAATCCCATACCCATGCAGGATGGTGTACGCTGCCTTATGCAGATCAAAGAACCCCACTACCACTACGAACATGAGTTTTGGGAGCAGTACCGCGAAAAGTTTGAAACCAAGACAATGGATTTACACGGCTGGTTTCAGTCGCCCAAATACTGGATAGGTGCTGAAGCGGAAATAAAAGAAGCCCTGACCTTTAAACCGGAATTTTTAGCGGGGCTGAAAGAAAAATATAAGGAAGCCTTCTTAAAACCTACCATTGCCCTTTCCATCCGCAAAGGGGATTTTTGGTTAAACCCCAATTACTACCAACTTCCCATTACCTATTATTTAGGCGCTTTGTTCACCCATTTCCCCAATTGGAAGGAGTGTAACCTGCTGCTGTTTTCTGATGATATAGGGTATTGTAAACTGCATTTCGGCTGTCTGGATAACGCTTACTTCATGCAGGGCACCGACATTGAGCAACTGGCTTTGCTGACCCTGGCGGACAGTTATATTATCTCCAATTCCACCTTTTCGTATTGCGGGGCCTACCTCACCCAAAACCAGGGGGCTAAGGTGATCCGGCCCAAAAAGAACATGGACGGGCCACTGCTTAAAACCCACGATGAAAAGGATTTTTGGCCGCAGGATCGCTGGACAATATTTGAACACGAAAACTATAAAATCGACCTTAAAGACGTAACCTTCACCATCCCTGTCTCTTACGACCACCCCGATAGAAAGCAAAACCTGGATCTGTCGGTCTGCCTCCTGCAACGGGACTTTGACACTCATGTTATCGTCATGGAACAGGGCGGGGAGAAGTTTTCGTACATGAAACAATACTGTAGGTATGAACGATTGGAAGGCAAGGACTTTCATAGGACAAAGATGCTCAACCAAATGGCCGAACTAAGTGAAACCGACCTCATAGTGAATTTTGATTGTGACACGGTGCTTCCGGTCATGCAAATCCTGCAGTCGGTAGAAAAGCTACGGGAAGGGGCAGATATGGTCTATCCCTTTGACGGACGTTCAGCAAGGGTGCCAAGAAACTGGTTTGGGAGGGTAGAAAAATACCTGGACGCCGGCATTTTTGGAGTCACGCAGTTTAAGGGTATGGACGCCTATAACTCCGTAGGCCACTGTATTTTCTTTCGTAAGGACTCGTTTATAGAGGGCGGCATGGAAAACGAGTACTTTATCTCCTTTGGCCCTGAAGATGTGGAACGCTATGAGCGCTTTACCCGACTTGGATTTAAGGTCGAACGGGTCAAAGGGCCGGTCTACCACATGGATCACTTTATAGGGGTGAACAGTGGCAACCGCAACCCCTACTTTAAAAAAAATTGGGCGGAGTTGGAGAAGATACGGCAAATGACCGATAGACAGTTACAGGACTACGTTAAGGATTTCAGTTGGACACACCCCTACACGCCGGAATACTATAAGAGCATCGTGGAAGGCTCAATAAAGTCAAGGGATGAAGTCTTTCAGGTACTGCCGAAACTTATGCAAATACCCAAATCAGTTGTTGATGTAGGAACAGGACAAGGCCAATGGCTGTACGAGATAGAGAAGTTTGGCGTAAATCGGTATTTAGGCGTCGATCATAAAGTAAACAAACGGCAACTGCTTATCCCGCAGGAAAACTATCAGGATGTAGACCTTACGAAAGTGTATGCCTATTACTCTTTGGAAAGCTTTGATTTGACTATGTGTCTGGAAGTAGCGGAACACCTGCCCGAAGAAAACGCCGAAGGCTTAGTTAAGCTATTATGCGGCCTTTCCGACTATGTACTCTTTTCCGCAGCGATAAAAGGACAAGGCGGGGTAGGACACCAAAACGAACAATGGCAGACCTGGTGGGAGCGCCTCTTTAATCAAAACGGTTACTACGCTTCAGAACAGCCGATCAAAGACCTACTAAAAGGGAATCCGAACGTGGAAGTTTGGTACCGACAGAATCTTGTCCTTTACTCCAAACATTTTAGGGGCAGGGCAGAAGATTACATCGACCCTCAAATGTGGCTCAATATTATTTCACAATTAAAACAAACAGCATGATAAAAAGACTTTTAAGGATAATTGGCTTTTTGATTACAATGCCGCTCATATTGATTGAACTGCCAGTTTATACCCTCCGTTGGATTTTAACCGGCAAGGAGTTTCCAGATAGTAGCCCGATTTGTGTTTCTATCCTTTTTGGCGATTAACAGCCTTACAGCACCCCAAAGCCGACTAACCACAACCCCTTCTAAACTACCAAAAAAACTACATCTTATGAGTATCCCCCACCTCGACCCCACCGACCTAAATATCCTGGTCTATTTAGCCAAAGGGCTGACCTCCAAGGAAATCGCCCCCAAAGTCTTTTTAAGCGAAGCCCGGGTTATCCAGCGGATCGTGGAAATGATGCAGGAAGTACATGTAAAGAACCGCACCGAATTGGTCTTTTACTATTCAGAGAAAATCCGCCAGCTGGATCAAAACAAAGCAGCCTAAGGCTACCTACCATAGCGGATAGTGCCCCCGATCTTGCCAGCTACCTCCTGCATGGCCCGCCAGCTACGCATTAGTACCGAGCCTTTCATGCCCTGGTAAGAGACCTCTGACCAGTCCTTATCAAAGGCTGACCAGTTGTACTGCGCCGTAAAAGTGAGGGTGGAGTCTTTTTTTAAGCACCGGACTTTCACCTGGGCGCCTACTTCCTCCAACAGCTTGCCCTTGGATTCCCAAAAGCCCACTTCCTCGTCTTTTTGATCCAGGGAAAACCCCGCCTCGTAAAAGGCCCGGGTCACCTGTCGTAAGGAAATGGAATCGGGTACCGTAACCAGTATCTTCGTGTCCTTTTTTTGTTGGCAAAAGCCAAAAAATGGCAGCAATAGCAATAGCAGGGTCAGTCGCATGGATGAATTTTTGGGTTAATATAAAACCGAAAAAGGGAAAAGCAGAATGTTTTGTGTAAAAAAACTATAAGAAATTATAGTGGAAAGCTTAAAAATAGGTGGGAACTTTATTGTGTGTAACGGGTCTTACAAAAAAGATCCGATTTTTCTAAAACAGTTGGTTTTGGAAAAGAAAAAAATATGAGCCCAACTAATTTAGTCACCATCTTCCCGCCGGGTATTCCCATACCCGCATTTGTTCATGTAGCACCTACACTGACAGAAGCAGAAGCAATGGCAATTGGTCAAAGAGGGCCGTCCTACGTCCTGTAAGATGTAGCGGCCCTTCATTATTTTTTCTTTCCTCCCCAACTACAATAAAGGTTCTATGCCGTGGTCAGTTATAGCCATAGTGTTAAGCGGTGCCGCCCTGTACCTTCTTCATCAATCCAGGAAGGCAGAGCGGGAAAACTTTGAACGCTTTGAGCAGTGGCAGAAAGAAGAGGCGGAACAGGACGATTTTCTAAACCAAGTGAGAAGCTATTTAAGCGAAACCAGACCCTTTGAGAGATAAGACATGGCAGGAAGGCCAACAGACTATAGAGAAGAATACAATATGCAGGCTGAAAAGCTCTGCAAGCTAGGTGCTACGGATAAAGAACTGGCTGACTTTTTCGAAGTATGTGAGGATACAATTAACGAATGGAAAAAGGTTCATCCTGAATTTTCCGAGTCCATAAAAAAGGGAAAGATACTGGCAGATGCAGAGGTCGCAGACCGTCTTTATCAAAGGGCTATGGGTTTTGAGCATGACAGCGAAGAAATCAAAGTCATGTTTGACAGAGAAACCAATGAGCAGTACATCGAAAGAATACCCATAAAAAAGATTTACCCGCCAGATGCAGTCGCTGCCATCTTTTGGCTGAAGAATCGGCAAAAGAAGAAATGGAGGGATAAGATAGAACAAGGATTTACTGATAACGATGGGAACGATGTAAACCCTGTCCATATATTCAAACTACCTGATAATGGCAGAGATAGTAATACGGCCTCAGACGGGTTATCAGGAGAAAGCTCTTTGTAGTTCGGCAGATATAGTTATCGGAGGTGCAGCAGCAGGAGTAGGCAAGACCTATACCTTGCTTTTGGAGTTTTTGAGGCACATTCAAAACCCCTCATGGGGGGGCGTGATCTTCAGGCGCACCAGCCCGCAGATTCGCAACGAAGGGGGCCTATGGGATACCTCCATGAAGATTTACCCATACGTAGGTGCAGCATCCAGGGAAAGTTTTTTAGAGTGGATCTTTCCCAAAGGTGGCAAGCTAAAGTTCAGCCACCTGGAACACGAAAAGAACGTACTGGACTGGCAGGGCTCACAAATCCCCTTTATCGGGTTTGATGAACTGACCCACTTTTCAGAAAAGATGTTCTTCTACCTGCTTAGCCGTAACCGTTCCACCTGTGGGGTCAAACCTTATGTACGGGCCACCTGCAACCCTGACCCGGAAAGCTGGGTGGCCAAACTCATTGAATGGTGGATTGACCAGGAAACAGGTTATCCGATACCAGATAGGGATGGCGTTGTAAGGTACTTTATTAAATCGGGGAACGACTACATCTGGGGTGACACGGAGCAGGAAGTAAAAGAAAAAGCGTGGCACATTTTAGAGCCATTAATTGAAAAATCAGGGATTGATGCGGGACATTTTATCAAGTCCATAGCGTTTGTTTCCGGTTCGATATACGACAACAAAGCTCTTTTACATATCAATCCGGGTTATTTAGCCAACCTTCTCTCTCAGGATGAACAAACCAAACTCCAATTGTTAGACGGCAATTGGAAAGTGGTTTTAAATGATGCCGACATATACGACTATGCTTCCTTTTTGGGAATCTTCAATAATGTATATGAGGTGAACAGAGAAGGCAGATATATCACAGCAGATATAGCCTTAGAGGGCTCAGATAAGTTCGTTGTTGGCGTGTGGTACGGTAAGGAGTTGGTGGATATAGCTGTGATAGGTAAGAGCAAGGGCAACGAAGTTATCAATACGATTGTGGCAATGGCTAAAAAACACAAAGTTCCTAACCACAACATAGCCTATGATAACGATGGTGTGGGAGGTTTTGTAAGCGGTTTTATTGAAGGTGCAAAGCCATTTGTAAACAACGGATCAACGCTACCTAATCCTGATACCAACGAGCCGGAAAACTATAAGAATCTGAAAACGCAGTGTTATTATAGGAGTGGGGCGTCGGTTGCCAAAGGTGAGTATAAGATTAGCGAATATGTGGCTAACCAGATGTATGATGATTCAATGACCGTAAGGCAGCGATTTGTACATGAACGTAAGGCTATAAAGAAAGGTAAAAAAGACGATGATGGTAAACTTTGTTTGATTAAAAAGGAAGAAATGAAGGTGAAGTTAAACGGCGATTCACCTGATATGATGGATATGTTCATGATGCGGGAATGGTTTGAACTAGCCCCAGTATTCATCCCCGGCGCTTATTAAACATGATAAAAGTTAAACTAACCATATTACACATCTTACTGCTTCTGTCCGCCACCCTGGAATTCCTGTGGTCTACTCTACTAGCCATCGGGGAGGCCATCGGCGAGAAGTTAAATGAGTTGGTCGATTGTATAGAGGCGAAGATAAAAAAAGGCTAAGTCTTGAAAAGTTTAAAAGACAGAATACAAGGACTCGAAGAAAAGGCTTTGCCACTACAGGGGCAGCAATTTTCCATTGTCAACGGACAGTTGACCGCCACCCCTGACAATAAAAAGAGCTACATAGACAACGGCTACAGCGTTAACGACATTGTGTACTCGATCGTTAACCTCATCCTGGATAAGATCAGAGTGGCCCCGTGGGGCTTGTATAAGGTGGTGGATGAAAGTTCTTTGAAATCCTACAACGGCCTGATTCGTAAAAAGAACCTTTCCGGTAAGGAATATAAAAGGGCGCTTTCCCTGCACCAAAAAGCCCTCGAGCCGATTACCAATGCCAACAGCAGCACCGGAAAGCTCATGGAGCTTTTAAAATGGCCCAACGATGAAGAGACCTATAACGACTATGTAGCGGCGGGGTGTGGCTATAAACTGCTTACAGGCGATAAATACCAATGGGCCAACCTCCTGGATATGGGCGCCAACAAAGGCATCCCGCAGGAACTGTGGAACCTGCCCAGCCAGGTAACAAAGATCTTGGCCCTAAAGGGGTTCCCGCCCCGCAAGGTAGGCTACCAGTTTGAAGGCGACGGCATCTACCAGTATCCTAAAGAGGAAGTGTCCCACGAACTGTACTGGAATCCCAATTGGGGCATCAACCAGCAGCTAAACGGGATGGCGCCGCTCAAAGCAGCCCTCAAGACCATTACTAGGAACAATTCAGCCAAGGACGCCAGTTCTTCCAAGTTCCAAAATAACGGGCTGGAAGCGGTGATCTACGTAGATGAACCAGGTATCAGTGACGCACAAGGCAAGCACCAACACGCCAAAGCGACCAAGCAAGCGCTGATCTCGGAATACACCGGCACCAAAAACCAGGGCAAGATCGCGGTTTCTCCCTACAAGATGGGGGTGGCCAACCTGGGGTTAAGCCCCGTGGAACTCGGGATCATAGAAGCGGAGAAATGGGACGCTGTCCTGCTATGCGCCATCTATGGAGTACCACCGGAACTGATTGGGGTGGTGAGCAAGACCTATAATAACGTCGTAGAGGCAGAAAAGGCCCTGACCAGCCGCTCCGCCCTGCCACTGCTTACCTCGCACCGGGATAATTATAATAGGAAACTACAGACCGATTGGGGGTTTCGCGGGCAGAATGTATATGTGGATTATGATGTGTCGGTCTACACCGAATTGCAGGAGGATGTCAACCAGATACTGGATTGGACAAATAAACTAATAGCGGTACGGCCCAACGAACAAAGAACCCTGGCCGGTTTAGAAGCCGACCCAGACCCGCTTATGGATCAATTGTGGGTGACTACCGCAGGCCGTCAACCCCTTGAGGATTATCAGATTGGCGCAGTAGACGAGGCGTTGAACCCGGATAATGAAAACGTAGCGTAAAAGGTCGCAACCAAAAACGAGTATATGACAGCCTTTTTAGTTCTGACAGGATTGGGAGTGTTTTTCTTTCTATTACTTACGGGAATAGGCCTGTGCAACTACCTGAGTGGAAAGAATAAAAAATCTACGGCTACGCAGATCAAGCCGTGGGTAAAGCGGGAATATGAGGCATAGAGATCCCATAGAAAAGGAAGTGTACCGCAAGTACCCCTTGAGTAAAAAAGAGATTCAGGGGTGCCAAAGGGAAAAGTGCTACAGGGAGGGACTACGAGAGGCGTACCGGCAGCGGCTAATTGAACAACAGCAAAATGAAAAACGTGAATATTAAAGGCGGCGATACGTGGTAAATCAAAACCAACTAATAAAATGACTTGTATAGTCGGGTTCATTGACAAGAAAAAAGATAAAGTAGTAATAGGCGGTGATAGTGCAGGCGTATCGGGGTTGGACATAACGCACAGAAGAGATGTAAAAGTATTTAAGGTAGGCGATTTTGTGATAGGATGTACCAGCTCTTTCAGAATGATACAACTGCTTAGGTTTTCGTTCGTCCCTCCGAAGTATTACGGTGACAAAGATTTGTATGCTTATATGTGTACGGAGTTTATAGATGGCATTAGAGATTGTTTTAAGCGAGGTGGATTTGCGGAAAAGTACAGTGAGGCAGAAAGAGGCGGTGTTTTCTTGGTAGGCTATAAAAACAGGCTCTTTAAAATAGAAGGTGATTATCAGGTAGGCGAAAGTTATGATGATTTTGATTCTTGCGGGTGTGGGGAAAGTTTCGCTTTGGGTGCCTTAAAAGCAATGAGCGAAGAAACCGACGCAGAAGATAGAGTAAAAAAGGCACTGGAAGTAGCAACCCATTTTTCAGCAGGCGTAAGGCCGCCATTTGTGATAGAAACAACATGAACCCAAAGGAACGTGCGACATACAGCAGTGAGTTCATCCGCCTTAATAGGCTCTATGAACAAAAGCACTTCCCAAAGGTTCTACAGGCTTTAAAAGCCAAAGTAAGTTCTTTGATAGGGGAGATACAGGAAAAAGGAATAGAAGCCGCTCAGGCGTCCCTACGCACCGATTTAGTCAATCCTCAGCTATCCAAGGCCGTTAAAAACCTGTACGTGGAAGTAGGGCAAAGACACGCCCGGAAAACGCACCGGTATATTAAAGCGATGGGGAACGCTCAAAAGCGTCCCTTGTCCAAGTCCCGTAAGTGTTACTCCGCCGCCATAGAAACCAAGGACGGCAACTTTGGGCTCAATGAACAGTGGATCGCCTTTATCCTGCAGTACCTGGAGCAGTTTTTAACCCAAAAGATCACCTTTTCGGTCAACGAAACCACAAGGGAACTCCTTTTGGACATCTTGGATGAAGGCATAGCGGAGGGTTTAGGCGTGGACGAAATCGTTAACCGCCTAGAGAAAAGAAGCGCACCGTTCACCCGGGTGCAGGCGGCCCGCATCACCCGAACAGAAGTAAACCGGGCGGCCAACGTTGGCACAATGGCAGGAGTAGAGACGAGTGAATGGGTAATGAACAAGGAATGGATCTCGGCCAGTGACTTTCGGGTCAGGGGTAGAAAACTAAAAGACCACGCCGACCATGTGCATCTAAACGGGCAGGTGGTGGACTTTGAAGGGACGTTTCAGGATACAAGGAGTGGTGACACTTTACGTTTTCCCGGTGATCCCGAGGCCAGTGCCGCCACAACGGTGAACTGCAGGTGCAGTGTAGCCCCCGTAGCGGCTAGGGACGAAGCAGGTAATTTAGTGCCCAAACCACAACCCGCCGCCGTAGCCCCGATCCTAGGACTTCTACGGCCCCCGATCGCAGCCAGTCCCCATATCAGTTTAATCGTAGGCTCCGCCTAACCCTATATAAACAACCAAACCAAAACGAACGTGAAGAACTATGAAATAAAAAATATTAGTGACAGCGTTAAAGA